AAACTCCGATGCCTCGCTGGGAATGCGGGGCTGCTGCTCCTGTTTCTGGCCAGCCATATACGCATCCAGTCGCTCTCGCGCCTTGATCCGCTGCCGCTCAAAGTCATCTTTGAGACGCTCCCTCATTCGCCGCTCGTAGGGTAGCCATCTCATTTGCCCCTGGCGCAACAGCGCCTTGTGTCGCTGGCTGCCATATGCTGGCACGCTTGTTTTGACGACGATCGGAGGGGTCTTGACCCGCTTCTCTGGCTCCGCCTGCGAGGCCTCCTCTTGCGCCGCCGTCATCGGCAACATAGAGATGGGCACAAAGCCCACGTCCCCGCCCTTGACCGGGCCAAAGCCCAACGACAATCGTTCGTCGATCACGTTCAGCGGATAGCCGATGCTCCAATACGCTTTGGCCGCTTCCGCCTTCGCCCCGATGTCCTCTTGGAGCGCCGCAACGCCAGACAGGTCGGTGCCGATTCGCTCCCCTGGCTTGAGCATTGGCCGCTTGCGCGTAAAGAAGCTCGTCAATGTGCTATCACGCGCCGTGACCAGGGGCACGAGCGTCAACAGCCATAGCCAGCGGTGCGCCGCGTCCATATTCTCGTAAGTGTCCCTGCCGAATCCCATCACCTCGTCGGGCACACCGAACACCGCGCCGACCTCATCACGGTTGAATTTCCGCTGCTCAAGCCACTCGATATCTTTAGGAGGGAACGACAGAATTTTAACGTCCGTAATCCCATCCTCCAAGACCATCGGCTTGTGCCAGTTGTCGGGACCGCCCCATTTGTCGGCTATGGCCTGCTCATAGCCTTCTCGTTCGGTTGGCGTCAATCCCGCTGGGGCTACCAGCGCCCAGTCTGGACGCGCCCCGCGCTTCAGGAACGATGCCGACCACGCTTGCGCAAAGATGTCGATCGTGATCCCCGCCCGCACCGCCGTGATGGGCGCACAGCCGCGCCACTCTGAAAGCGGGTTGGCGATCCGGTCGTGGATCATCTCTTCCGGTGCGATCGCCTCGTCCATTCCCTGAAAGTGGTACTCCGCCACCCTGGGATAATGCGCCCGCGCCTCGTCCGGCACGATAGCCACCCGGTCCGGTCGCCGGGGCCAGATTTCCACGGGCCGCCCCCGACTGTCGGGCACGAGCTCGAAAAACGATTCACCCCCAAGCAGCCTGTGCAACACGTAGGACGCCCACAGGTGCGGCGGGGCCATCCTGTCGTTCACGTGTGCAAAGAGCTCGGTCAACGGGTGCCCGGCAAGCCATTGATCGTCTTTGTACACGCCTACGGGCAAGAAGGCCACGGCTTGCGAGATGGCCGAAATCGCCTTGCGCACCCAGACGTACACTTGATAGACCCGCGCATAATCGGCGTACTCTTCCAACTGCGCGCTGATCTCTGCCCCCGCCCGCTGGGAGAGTACGTGTGATCGCCCTGCCAATTCGGGATGGTGCGAAATCGCCCGTTCCTGTCTCAACGCCACAATTCTATCTGCGATGCTCATTACGCCCATCCCTGAATCCTGCTATCGCCGCGTCCCTCAACCATATCACAAAGCGGATCGCCGCCCCGATCAGCCAACCAATGGCGTAGAGCGGTGCCGCTATGATTTCCCTCACGATTTTCATTCATCGCCTGGCCCGCATCCAGGCCCAGTAACGGATCGCGTCAGGCCCGTGATCGTTCTCCTTGACTGGCTTCACGTCATCTCCGCCCGTGCTGCCTTCCGGGTAACGATAGCCTTCCGACATTTCGTGGATGAAATTCTTGCACCGTGGATGCGCGAGTAGACGGCGTTTACCGTCCGCCCCCTCCACCAATCGGTACAAGTTTTTTATGCTCTCCAATACGTCGCATTTTGCTCCCCTCGCTACGATATCGGCTTGCCGAAACGATGCCCTCAACTGGCTTGCCGACGGATCGCCAACCGCGATCTCGAAGCGTTCAAATCCGTAGGCCCTGGCTTTGTCCTTCGCCTCCCCGATGCAGGTCGCCGCCAAGTGGCGGACGTGGTACATTTCGTCAAAGACATTGATCGCCCCGTCGTCGTCTACCTGGATGAACAGGAACACGCGAGGCGACGCGCTGAATCCGTCATCGTAAGCCAGTTCGACCGGGCCGCGTTTCTCGTCAAAGTCCGCGCTTTCCGAGATGTTATCCACCCCGAAATTGTCATAAACCAGCCCCTCGGTCACGTCCACGACCTGCCCGCCTAGCTCCTGTTGGGCGAATTTGCCGACATACGCCGTCAACATCGACGCATAGAACAACGGATCGAGATTGTCAATGTTGTCGTGAATGCTGGCCCTGAAGTGGGCGTACAGGTCGCCCGTGTACCCTAACCGGGCCAATACCTCTTTGGCCTCGTCTGGTATGTCCTGGGCAATGAACCATTTCGCCGTCCAGTGACGCAATCCCCTTGGCGTGGTCGTCGTCCACGCCGCCGGATCGGGGCCGATGCGCACACCTGCTATGGCGATCTGCCAGGCCGCGCCCGTCCGGTCACGCGCCCCCTCGTCGTACCACAGCCAGTTGATGTTTGGCCCGCGTGCCGCGTCCGGGTCTTTTAGCCCTTTGCAATAGACCCGCGCCCCGTTGGCGAAATGGATCACAAACGGCGCCCGTGGCTCCCAGCCGTGCTCCGCCATCCGCTGGTCATTCTGGATCACGTGATGCCAGGGTATCCACTGCCTGAATTCGGGCCACGTCGAAAATCTGAAATTCTCAAAGTCCGGGTTGATCACCGCCCCCGGCAGGCCCTGGCGAATTCGCCCCAGCGCCTCTTGCGCGCCCGCCGCCGTCTTGCCCGATCCACGCCCCCCGAACAGGCAGCGAAACCGCGCCAGGCTCTCGTGAAACGCCCTTTGCCCTGGGCTTGGATTGTAAACGTGCCCATCCTGGCGGTCAAAGAAATCAGTCTCGCCCCGCCAAGCAAGATCCGTCCTAGTTGGTGGACGCCTGCGACGCTCCAATATGGCTTGTGCCTGAAGTTGATAAGACGTGCGCAGGGTTCTCTCCGTTAGCTATCCGCTCCAACTGCTCATTGGTCAATTGTGACCAGTCAATCTCCATATTCCAACTCTCTTGGCGATCCCTGAACAACCCGTGTGCTCTACCCAACTGAATAAGCGCCGCCTGCGCATCGTACATTTCCACCTTGACCCTGCCGCTCCGAAAGTAGGAAACGCTTTTGAGTAGGTGAGACAAGCCGCGCTGCTTCACATCAAGCAAGTCGATCCGCCCCTCCTCATTGAGAAGATCGCCCAGATCACCGCGTGCCTGATCGGCCAGACGTGCAAGTATTTCGTCAGCAGACATCGCCTTGGCACGCAACCGCTCATTGATTTTTTCAGCAATGTTAAGTTTTCTTAAGTTCTGGCAACCAATGGTTGACAGCGTGTTATCATTGCCTTGATACCCCGCCCGCCGCGCTGCTTCCGTAGCATTCCAACAGGCCAAATATTCCTCAACAAACGCTTTCTGTTTGTCAGTTAATCCACTCACCCTACCCCTGCCAGCTTACCACAAAGCAATCACCGACCTCGGCAATATTCACACCACGGTCATACTCAATTGACACAAACTCTGGCAACTCGCTAGCACTAGCAGGGCCAGGCAAACCAGGAATCCAACACAGCCTCTCGCTCAACTCTTCCACTCTTTGTTCCAGCTTCTCAACCTTGAGTCTGAGTTCGTTCAATTCCTTGCGTTTGTTCCAGAACATTTCACCTCCCTATCCTATCCCCACCAGCCTACACAACGCCACGGCCAGCAGCGCCCCCACGATTGCGCCGAACAGGGCCAATGCATAAACCCAGTCACGCTTGATATCCATAGGACGGGGTGTCCCCCATCTCCAATCCCAATCAATCACTGACGTATATGCTCCGTTCGATCTTGATCAACGGAAGCTCGCTGTCATCTTTGGGAAAAACGGGCGATAAGAAAGTATAGTCGCCCTTCTTCTGTTCATCACTTGGGGGAGGTGGATCGCCCCCCGGCTCCGGGTTGTCACCGCTTCCGCTTTCATCCAGTTTGCCCAGGCCCGACTCGCCCCCTGCCGGTTCCGGGTTTTCGCCCTCGCACAAGATAGGCGAATTGTGGGCCAATGACCGCCCGCCCGTGAATACCCAGGCCAATAGCAAGGCCAGGGCAAGCAAGATCACGAGACACAATTTACGTTTCATCG